CGACCTAGACCCCACCCCCACGACAATTTACATATATATATATGTTCTCCCCATACAGCGGAGGGACATTTAACCGTTTATAAGGATTTACTAATATGATAAAGAAAAGGATTCCTACTTACAAGCAACATGAGAGAATGGGTGAAGGCGATCCTTTAAAAATGGCTGGTCTTCCTATGCAGTCTAAAGGAAAAGGTCGTTTAAGCAAAACACCGAGGAATAAAAGGTTAGGGCCGGGAAGATTAGATAAAAAACGGAACTCTTCTTATAACTTTCAATTCCCACACCCTCCCTATGGGGAATTTAAAATTCCATAAGGTAATTTAAAAAACACTAATATTAGGAGTACACTGATGATTGGATTTGATATGGGTGGTAATGTTATCGGAGGGCCGGGAACTCTTGGCGATCCTGATGACGATAAAGGATGGAATCTACTTAACCTTGCCCAACCCAATCAACAAGTAGGTACTCTTTCATCATTGTTTTCGCAAGTAGTTACTCCATCAATGGTAGATCATTATGTCCCTACTCCTTTGAACCCAAATGCTGTGCCTACAATGAGGGACATAGAAAAAATGACCCCAAAGGATAGAGCAATTTATAATACTTTAGATTTCATAAACGATCCTACTCAGATAGTTGATCCAGTTTATAATTTTGTAGATAAAAGTATACAGTCTGGCGTTGATGCTGTTGATAATTATGTAGGAAATCTTTTTGATCTTGACCCCGAAACACTTGTTAATACTGTTGTAAATAGTACTATTGGACAAACCCTTGGCGCTCCATTAAAGACTATTGGAGATATTACTTTTTCAGGTCTTGAAGCGGCAGGATTAAATCCTGAAATGGATACAAGCAATTATGGGAAAGGTCAAGGAATTCTTGCTGAACCTGATTCGACTCCTGCTATTGAAATGGGTATGGGAATAGGTGGTGGCCCTGATGCGGCTAACATGAGTCTTGATGATTTTGGTATTCCTGATCCATTAGGTCTTGATAATGCTCTAGGAACAAACATATATAGTTTTCCCAAAAAATTTGGCGATTATCAAGTAGAAGACTTTAATCCAAACCTTCAATTTAATACTAATATTCCAAATCCAGCAATAGAAAATATGTACAATGATCCTGACGCCGCTAATAGAGCGTTAGATATTAAACTTGAAGCAATGGGTCTTGGGCCATTATCTAGTCTAGATAACGCTGTATTTAATTTAGATAACGCTATAGCAAGCACAGGAGGCTTTGAGTCTGCATTTGGCACTGGATATTCAGGTATATCTCCAGACATGGGAGCAGTATCACAAGAAGGTGGTGGAGAACTACAGGAAGCACTAGCCCAGAAAGCCGCAGAAACTATTATCGCGCAACAGGCGGCAAGACAGCCAGAGTCTAATAAAGTTACTATTCCAGTATCTAGCGGCCCTGATATTATGATTGATGTTACACCTCCTAAACCACAAACAAGAGTTGCTCCACACAGGAGAGCGGCTCCTAAACCGTCTCCGGTACAGATTGCGGCTAAATCTATTACTAAACCAAAAGCATTTAAAGCACTTCCTAAATTTGCTCAAAAAGAACTAAGACAAGGCAAAGTTCCGACTGGTGGATCAGATAACGTACAGGATATGGTAAGAGACTTTCTTGGCGGTCAAAAAGCATTTGGAGATTCTGGTACTAGAAAATGACAGAAAAACAAGACAAGTTTATTGAGACATATGTTCTTACCGGTAACGCTACTAAGGCGGCTATTTCCGCTGGTTATTCAGAAAAAACTGCTAAAGTTAAAGGCGCTCAATTAAAATCTCAACTATACAGTGAGATACAAAAAGAAACTCAAAAAATTATTGCAGATAAAATCCCTGCTAGTCTTAACTGGTTAACCGAGTTGGCTGAAAAGGCTGAGTCTGAATCTGTCAGGCTAGGCGCTATTAAGGATATTCTAGATAGAGCAGGTCTTAAACCTGTGGATAAAGTTGAAACTACCACGATTGACCAGATGAGTGCTGACGAAATCAAAAAGGAACTAGCCGCTCTTGGATACAAACACTAGGGCGCTAGAATTAGCAAAGGCTCTGAAACGCATTGAGCGCTTCAACAGAGTCGATTACTACGACCCCTACCCTTACCAGCAGAAGTTCCATAAAACAGGCTCAGAGGCCAACCAGAGGCTTCTCATGGCGGCTAACCGCATAGGGAAGTCATATTCGGGTGCGGCAGAGATGAGTTACCATCTTACAGGGCTGTATCCTAAGTGGTGGGAAGGTAGACGGTACGATAAACCTATCACTGCGTGGGCAGGTGGAGTTTCAAACGAAACAACAAGAGACATTGTACAGTACGAACTATTGGGTTCCCCAGATGATCCTGATGCGTTTGGGTCTGGCGCGATACCTAAAAGTAAAATTATAAAAACGGAACGCAAGCCGGGTGTACCCAACGCAAAAAGTGTTGCCCTTATACAACACGTTTCGGGTGGGAACTCTTCTTTACACTTCAAAGCCTATGAAATGGGTGTTGATAAATGGCAAGGAAGGTCGGTTGACTGCATTTGGCTGGATGAAGAACCTAGCAGAGAACTTTACTCCCAAGCCGTAACCCGGACTCTCGACAGAAAAGGCATGGTATACATGACCTTTACCCCAGAATCTGGCATGACAGAGACTGTAGCGTCCTTTATGAACAACCTACAGCCTGGACAGTCCTTGGTAAATGCTACTTGGGATGACGCTTCAGAGTCAATTACCTCCATGAAAGGTGAGAAAGGCCACTTAGATGAATCGGTAATGACACAAATTCTGTCTAGTTATTCACCACATGAACGAGAGATGAGGCGCTATGGCCGTCCTAGTATTGGCTCTGGTCTTGTATTTCCTGTGCAGGAAGACAAGTTAATGATTGACCCTATGCCTTTAGAGGATTATTGGCCTCGTATAGCAGGTATAGACTTTGGTTGGGATCACCCTACTGCTGTAGTTTGGGCGGCATGGGACAAAGATGAGGATGAAATCTACATATATGACTGTTATAGGCAGTCTAAAGCCAGCCCTTCAGTACACGCTAGTCACGTTAAAACACGTGACAGTAACGTGCCTATAGCCTATCCGCATGACGGAAACAGACGAGATAGTATAGGTAATCCGGGTCTTGCTGACCAATATAGAAGTTTAGGATGCAATATGCTATTAGAGCATTTTACTAATCCTCCTGCATTGGGTCAAAACAAAGGCGGCAACTCTGTAGAAGAAGGTCTGATGGATATGTTGCAGTATATGGAGTCAGGAAGATTCCATGTATTTAATACATTAACAGACTGGTTTGAAGAATTTAGGATGTATCACAGAAAAGGCGGCAAGGTAGTAGCATTTAAGGATGACCTTATGAGTGCTACACGGTACGCAGTGTTATCGCGGAGGTTTGCTGTTTCCAGCAGTGATCCAACTTGGACAAACGAAATAGAATATAAACAATATGGCATCATCTAAAACAACAGACGAAGAACTATTAGCAAGAGTACACGGAGAAGTAAGTGATGCTCTAGGCTATAACGACACTGTATCTAGACAGCGCGAATCCGCTATGGATTATTACTATGCGCTTCCGTTTGGAAACGAAGTCGAAGGCAGGAGTCAGTACGTTGATTCTTCTGTTATGGATACGATTGAATGGATTAAGCCTTCTCTTATGCGTGTGTTTGCATCTGGAGAAGAGATGGTAACATTTGAGCCTCATGGGCCAGAAGATGTAGAGTCGGCTAAACAGGCCACCGATTACGTCAACCACATCTTTACAAAAGATAACAATGGTTGGGAAATCCTATATAACTGGTTCACTGATGCTCTTTTACAAAAGAATGGTATTGTAAAAGTTTTCTGGGATGACTACGAAGATTACAATAGAGAGGAATATAACGGACTAGATGAGCAAGAGTTTGGTTTACTTGTTATGTCTCCTGACGTTGAGGTCATGGAGCATACTCCTTATGTAGATGATTTTGGTGCTAAACACGATTTAGTAATTAAAAGAGTTGCTTATACAGGTAGGGTTAAAGTAGAAAATATACCTCCTGATGAGTTTTTGATTAGTCGCGAAGCAAAAGATATGAACGATGCCAGGTTTGTTTGCCATCGTGTAAGAAAAACTCTTTCTGAACTTAGAATGATGTATCCTGATGAAGACTTTGATCCTAGAGAGTTAGGCGGTGGGGCAGATGATATTAACGCCTTTTCTTCTGAAAGACTAAGCCGTTATGAGTTTGATAAGTCTGCTAACTACTTTGAAGGATGGGGCGCAACTCAGGACAATGAAGAGGCTTTACGCGAATACTATCTTTATGAGTCATTTCTAAAAACAGACTACGATAACGATGGTATTGCAGAACTAAGAAAAATATGCACAGTTGGTAATAAGTTACTTGCTAACGACCCTGTTGACAAAATTCCGTTTGTTACTATTACGCCTGTAAAGATTCCTCACAAGTTTTTTGGTTTGTCTATTGCAGACCTTATCATGGACTTACAACTCATTAAGAGTACGTTGATGCGGAATCTCATGGACAATATGTACAACCAGAACTTTGGTCGGTACGCAGTCCTTGAAGGTCAAGCAAATCTGGATGATTTGCTATCCCAACGTCCAGGCGGCGTGGTTAGGGTTAAATCACCTAACGCTGTTATGCCTTTGGCAACACCGCAGTTAGAAGCATCATCTTTTCAAATGCTTAGTTACCTTGACCAACAAAGAGAGTCGCGTAGTGGTGTAAGCAAGATGAGCCAGGGTCTTAATGATAAAGCATTAACATCCCACACTACAGCAACAGCAGTAACCGCTACTATGACTTCGGCTCAGTCTAGGGTTGAATTAATCGCAAGAGGATTTGCTGAGACTGGTGTTAAAGAATTGATGAGTTGTATATATGAACTTGTTCTTAAAAACCAAGACAAACCCAGAGTAGTAAAACTTCGTAATCAATGGGTTCCTGTCCGTCCTGATATGTGGCGTGACAAGATGGACTGCACAGTTGCTGTAGGTATTGGTAATGGTAACCGTGACCAGCAGTTGATGCACCTGACTACTATGATGCAGTTTGCTGGTGATGCAATGCGTGGCGGACTTAAGATTGTTAATGAAAAGAATCTTTACAACATGGGGGCCGCGCTTATTAGGAACATGGGTTTCCAAAATGTTGATGATTTCTTAACCAACCCAGATATGGTTCCTCCACAACCTAATCCGGCAGAGCAAGAAAAGCAGATGGAGATGCAAATTAAACAACAGGAACTTCAAATTAAAGCGGCTGATATACAGTTGAAACAGCAGAAACTTCAACAGGATGCCGCAGAAGCCGCTGTTGATGCACAGTTAAAAACGGCAGAACTACAACTAGAAGCCGCACAAAATAGACCCATTGCTATAGGATAAATATGAGCAATCAAATAAGAGAGGAACAAGCCAAGCGCCTCCTCAACGATGAGTTGTTTAAAGAAGCGTTTAGTACGCTAGAAAAAAATTTACTAGACTCTTGGAATTCTTCAGGAGTTAGTGAAGTAGAAGCCAGAGAACAAATCTGGTTATCATTAAGACTCCTTGAACGGATACGCCTACATCTAACCTCTATTGTGGAAACAGGAGATATGGCGAAGAAACTTAGGGAATACCAAATATAGGAGATTATTATGGTGGATAACGTAACAGACCCACAACCGACTGCTGGTCTGCCTAAAGACCCCGGAAGTTTAGCAGCCGCTCAAGATGCGTTACTTGGACTCATGGACTCAGTAGAGAAACCGGAAGAGGAAAACGAAGCATCGCCGTCTGAAGAAGTAACTGAGGACGTTTCAGATGAACCAACTGACGAACTTGAAGAAGAAGTTGAAGAAGTTGAAGAGGTTGATGAATCTGAAGAATCTGATGAAGAAGAAATTGAAGACGACTCTGAAGAGACAACTCTCTATACTGTTACAGTAGACGGAGAGGAACATGAAGTCACGGAAGAAGAACTCGTTGCAGGTTACTCCCGACAATCAGATTATACAAGGAAAACTCAACAACTTGCAGAATATCGAAAGCAGATAGATCAGGTAGTAGAAAACTATCAGAACGAAATTGCTCAGACTCAGCAAGCAAGAGATCAGTACGTTAGTGCAGTCGCACAAGCAATTGAAACTAACTATGCAGGGTTACAACAGTTTCAGAATATTGATTGGGAAAGGCTTAAATCTGAAGACAGGGAAGAATATTTGACTAAGCGTGATGAGTATCGTCAGGCGCAGGAGCATATTCAGTCTTTGCAAACTGCTTCAGATAGAGCAAAAGAAGAATCAATAAATGAAGAAGGTAGGCAACGTCAGCATCTAATTACGCAAGAACACCAGAAAATGGTAAAACTTTTGCCAGATTGGGCTGATGACGGAAAACGTCAAGCAATACAAAAAGCGGTTTCTGAATTTGCTATATCGTCTGGGTATACCCAAGAAGAGTTAAATCAACTTGTCGATCATAGGTCAATTATTGTTTTAATGCAGGCTAAAGCATATGCAGATATGCAAAACAAACAAAACTCCGTTAGGTCTAAAAAGGTTAAAAACAAACCTAAAGTAGTTCGTTCAAAAGCCAAAGCAGATAAAACGATAAATGACAAAACTAAACGTGCCAAACAAATGAAACGTCTGAAGCAGACAGGAAGGGCAGAAGATGCCGTAAGTCTGTTTGAAGATTTTGTAGAACTATAATAATAAAGGAGTCATTTTATGGCAATTGCAACTAACACTCGTACTACCTATAGTGCTGTAGGCATTAGGGAAGATTTGAGTGATATCATTTATAATATTAGCCCAATGGAAACGCCGTTCATTTCCTCTGTAGGTAAGGGTTCTTGTGACAATACTCTGTTTGAGTGGCAAACTGATGAACTTGCCGATGCCGCCGCAAACCAGCAACTAGAGGGAGATGATAGTATGAACGCCCTTGCTGTTGGTGAGCCTCGACGTTTGCAGAATTATTGTCAAATTTCGTACAAAGCGGTGCAAACATCTGGAACGGCTGAGGCGGTGGATTTTGCCGGAAGGCGCTCATCTCAGGCTTACCAGTTGGCCAAGCGTGCAAAAGAAATAAAAAGAGACATGGAAAAAATGATGCTCTCTGAAGACCTTGCTGTTGCTGGCGCTACTGGTACTGCTCGTAAAACAGCGGCTGTGATGGCGTGGCTAGGTACTGCCGCCGCAGGAACGTCTAACATTATTGATGGTTCCGCATCTCCTGTTGTTGGTATTGTTAATCAGGGTTCGCCTACTGCCGGTTATCCTAATGGTACGTCTGTCGCAAGTCCATCTGGTTCGGATGCGGTTTTGACGATGGCTATGATTAATCTTGCTATGCAACGTGTGTTTACGCAGGGTGGAGAGCCTACTGAGATTATGTGCGATGCTACTCTTAAGCAGAAGATTAGCGCTCTTGGTGGTTCCGTCATTGCTGATTTGCAGAAAGATGCGCCGGGTGCAGTTCCGGCTACCGCAGTCAACGCCATTGATGTTTTGGTAACTGACTTTGGTACGCTAAAGGTTGTTCCCAGCCGTCTGTGTCTGCCTAATCAGTTGTATTTCTTTGACTATGATTTCTGGTCAATTGACTATCTACGTCCGTTCCAGACCGAAACTCTGGCTAAGACTGGTGACAGCATGAAGCAGTTGATGATTGCTGAATACGGTCTTCGCGCCAAGAATGGTTTGGCAAATGCGGCTGTTATCGGAATTAAAGACGCTTAATGATAAAATACAATAACACTCCTAGTATAGTTGTAGAAGATAATGTGCTTTCACCTGATTTATGTGAACACATAATTGGTTTTGCCAGCAATAAAGGGCTTAAACCAAATCTTATAAATCGTGACGGAGAATATATCCAAGATGATGCTAGAACTAGCGAGGGTATATTTTTAGAATACGGTGACAATAAAGTATTAGATGGTGTTATTGAGGCGTTTTCCGGTATGTGTGGTTTATCTCCTGATCGTTTAGAGCCTGTTAGTATTCAAAGGTATCTTCCTGGTCAGGAGTATAAGCCTCATTATGATGGTTTTCTTCTAGATGAAATGGAAGATATGCCAGAATCTTCAAAGATAAAAGAAGGTGGGAATCGCTGTGTCACTATGATTGCTTATTTAAATGATGTAAGCGATGGTGGTGGCACAGTTTTTCCTGTATTGGGACTAGCAATACAAGCAGTACAAGGTCGAGTTCTTATGTTTGGCAATCTTGACGAAAACAAAATAGTACACCCTGCGTCATTACATATGGGGCTACCTCCGGGTGACGGAGAAAAATGGATTTTAACTTTTTGGTATCGAGAGAGAACAGTAATGGGAATTAAAAAAGACATTAAAAAAGCGGCAAGTAAAACAAAAGTTACACGAATAGAAAAGAAACCTGTAAACTCAAAAGCACACGCTAAAGATGTGCATGAAAAGTTTAAAAAAATTGCTGGTGATAGGAGTCTTATGCCGTTATGAATTCTTCTGGATGGAACTACGACAACCCCACTGCTAGGCCGTGGAAACTAGATATTAATAGTGATGGTACAGCAACTATAAATACTTACCAAGATGTACAACCTATTATAGAAAGAAATAAATTAAACTATAATAACTTTGGTGATAAACTAACTTATGGAAAGTTAGGTAATGAATATGTAGCCGCATCTATTCCAATGAATGTTTGGGAAATGTGGTGCAAAAAAACAAATAATGCTATTAAAAAAGACGATAAATTACTAGCAAAATATTTAAACGATCCTGATAACAAACACTTCAGGACTACACCAACGAGGATTTAATATGTGGTTATATCAACCTACATTTTCTGGTAACAATCAGTTACCTATTATTAATAACGCCGTTTGGTTTAAGAGCAAGAATAGTTAATGGCTATTAATTCGTACTCTACTCTTCAGACAGCAGTTGCAAACTGGCTAGACAGAGATGATTTATCCGCAAGGATACCAGAGTTTATTGCTTTAAATGAGGCTATATTCAATAGGATATTGCGTATTAGACCTATGGAGACTACTGTAACTGCATCAACTACAGGAGGTACTAAGTCTTATGACCTGCCTACTGGTTATGTACAGATGAGGCAGATACATTTAAATACTAGCCCAATAACTCCCTTGCAATATTTAACACCTGAAATGATGTATAGAGTTTGGGCTGGAAGTTCTAGCGGCAAGCCGCACTCTTACACTATTATTGGTGATAAAATCTTTTTTGGACCAACTCCTGACTCTGCGTATGACTATGTAATAACTTATTATAAAAAGTTTGATAGCCTTAGTGACAGCACTACAACTAATTGGGTAATATTGAACGCCGCTGATGTATATTTATATGGAACACTATTACAAGCAGAACCATTCTTAAACAACGATCAACGTATTCCTGTTTGGGAAAGAGGATTAAGGCAAGCATTATCAGACCTGCAAGAGCAAGATGATAAAGATAGACATTCCGGCTCAGAGTTAAGAGTAATGAATACATCTGGATATTATTAAGGTATAGATTATGGGCATAGAAACCGGAAACTTTATAAGTAATTTAAATAGTGCAAATCCGCTATCAAGTGACAATGTTAGTGAAGGCGACGATCATCTTAGACTTTTAAAAAATGTTTTAAAGAAGACATTTCCGGCAGGAACAAATGATTCTGGCCCGGAGCAGGCAGTTCAGATTATTATAGCAAAGTCATCTGCACCTACTATGAGTGGTAGCGCGGCTCAGTCTATGGGCATGGTGTGGCTAGATACTACAAACAATCTATTAAAGATTAGGAATCAAGCAAACGATGCGTGGATTACTTTGGCTGTTAATCCAGAAACAAGCAACAGTGTAGACGTTGATGCAGGAACTATTGACGGAACTACTATAGGAGCAACTTCAGCATCTACTGGTAAGTTTAGCACTCTTAATGTAGCAGGTGATGGAGCCACGGTAACAGGAATTAAAGATGAAGATGATATGTCCTCCAATTCGAATGTTAAACTTGCTACTCAACAGTCGATCAAGGCGTATGTTGATTCCCAAGTTACAGCGCAGGATTTGGACCTTATTTCTGATAGCGGCACTATCGACGTTGATTTGGATTCAGAAAGTCTTACTGTTACTGGTGGCGAAGGTATTGATACTTCAGCGACAGGTACGACACTTACAATCGCGGCAGAAGAAGCCACATCGTCAAATAAAGGTGTAGCATCATTTTCTACTGATAACTTTACTGTATCTTCTGGTGCGGTAACTATTAAAGATCAGGGTGTTGCTAATGCTGAATTGGCTAACATGGCCGCTAACACAGTTAAAGTACGAGATGCAAATTCTAGCGGTGTTGCTTCAGACAAGGCTGTAGGCAATGGAGAAATCCTAATTGGTGATGGCACTGGATTTACAGCCGCCGCTCCTTCCAGTGATGTATCTATGACAAATGCTGGCGCATTTACTGTTACAAAAATACAAGGTAATGCAATATCGTCTAACTCTCCTAGCAACGACCAGTACCTAAAGTTTTCTACTTCATCTAATGAATGGCAACCTGTAAGCGTTTTGTCTCCTGACCGCCTTACTACTAAAGGTGACTTGCTTGTTTACAACACAGTAGACTCTGAAACAAGATTACCTGTAGGCGCTAATGGTAAGTACCTGCAAGCAGACTCTACCGCAACAAACGGTGTTACGTGGGCTGATGTTGCTGTTGCTGACGATTCTATTACTCAGGCAAAAATTGCTGATGATGCAGTAGGAGCAGATCAACTTGCCGCTAATGCTGTAGTAAACGCAAGCATTGCTTCTGGTGCGGCTATTGATGCTACTAAAATTGCTGATGGTTCGGTTACTAGCGCAGAATTTCAATATATAAATACTCTTAGTTCTAATGCTCAAACCCAGATAGACGCTAAAGCCGCAGTTGGTACTGCTAATACATGGACAGCAGGACAGCGTGGAGAGATTACTGCCCTTACAGACGGCGCAACAATAACTATTGATATGGCTGACAGTAATAACTTCTCTGTTACATTAGCCGGTAATAGAACATTTGCTAACCCATCTAATGATACTGCCGGTCAAAGTGGAAGCATCTTTATTACGCAGGACGGCAGTGGGTCGAGAACGGCCAGTTGGGGAACCGATTGGGATTTTGCAGGAGGAACCGCACCTACATTGACTACAACGGCAGGAGCAGTAGACAGGGTTGATTACGTTATTAAAGACTCATCTAACATTCACGCAGTAGCAACGCTTAACTATTCCTAATGCCTGTATTTAATAATATACTTGCTGGATCATCTGGTCAGGCTACCGGCTACACCATTGACCAGTCGTTAAGATTTAACGATGATGATTCTGCTTATTTAAGTAGAACAGCCGGAACAGCAACTTCTAATGATATTGGCACTTTTTCTTTTTGGACAAAACGTGGCAATCTTGGAGGCGGCAATTCGTTTTTTAGCAACCA